AAGGTGACAAAGGTACTAAAGGTGATCAAGGTGCTAAAGGTGACGTAGGTGCTAAAGGTACAAAAGGTGACAAAGGTACTAAAGGTGATCAAGGTGCTAAAGGTTCCAAAGGTGATGTAGGTGCTAAGGGTGATAAAGGTACTAAGGGTGATCAAGGTGCTAAAGGTTCCAAAGGGGATGTAGGTGCTAAGGGTGATAAAGGTACTAAAGGAGACCAGGGTGCTAAAGGTTCCAAAGGTGATGTAGGCTCCAAAGGTGATAAAGGTACTAAAGGTGATCAAGGTGCGAAAGGTTCTAAAGGTGATGTAGGTTCTAAAGGTGCTAAAGGTGGAACAGGAGCTACAGGAGCTCAGGGTCCGGTAGGTTCTGCAGGTAATACTATTGCATTTGATACTGGTGCCACTGAAAAAACCGATGGTGGCAGCAATAGTAAGATGGATCTTATTAGATCACTTCGTGGAGAAAATCAGGTACTAAACGGAGATATTTACTGGCATATTGCTTCAGGAAATGTATATCAGCATCAAGGAACAACGCTTACAACGCAAGACCAGGCAATGACCCATCTTAGTAATGCAACAGGATTCCTTCGAGGTCAGTCAATAATAGAAGATGCAGAGCTACAAACAGGAAACCTTGCAGATGATTCAGCAACAAACCCAACCAGTGTTATTTATAATACTGTGGAGAGAACAGATCTTGGTAATCCAGTTTCTTCTACTTGGAATAACTTATCCGGAGTAGGACTACCTAGCGGGGGATGGGCGGATGGTATGTCGAAAAATCATGCTGTACAAGGAGGAAACGCGGTTATGATAAGTGGCTCCTTGTCTGCGATGGGATACATAAGAGATACTACCCATAGAGGTAATATGGGTATATCACACTATAAAACTGAGTATAGACTTTTGAGAGGAAATACTGAGCTTGCTACAGGGATTCTGGTTGCAGGTGGCTCACATGGAAATGGCTTTTGGAGTAGAAAAGGTAAGGACGGATCAAACGCTTATCCTAATAACTGGAGTGTTGCTAATCAGACTAATATGCACTATACTTACGGAATTTCAGGTAGTTTTAACTTCTTAGATACTCCCGCAAATACGGGCACTTATAACTATAAAGTTGAAGTCAGGCCCGTATTTGTAGCATCAGGTAGTCTAGGTGATAACATTACAATGACAGTATCCGATAGAACAATGTATATACTGGAGGCGAAAAAATAATATGAAAATTAGTTATATAGTATATAACCCAAACGGAGAGATTTTAAGAACAGGCTACTGCTCGCCTTCGGAGTTGTCTAGTACGGCAAATGCGGGTGAGCTTGTAATCCAAGGAGAAGCGGACTCCAGAACTCAAAAAATAGTAGATGGAAATATAGTTTCTAGAACAGATATATCTGTTAGAGAGGCTTCGGAGGATTTAAAAGATACACAGGCTAGATTGAGGATTTACAGAAATGAATTACTATTAGAATGTGACTGGACTCAACTCGCTGATGTTTCTACATCTATGACCGCTGAGGAAAGAACTGCATGGACAACTTATAGACAAGCATTAAGAGACTTTCCTTCCTTAAATAGTACTGTTTCTGACTTTTCTACTTTAAACTGGCCTGTATCGCCCGAACCCGAACCAGATGATTTATCCGAATAAAAAAGGGGCTTGCGCCCCTTTTTACTATTTGAATATATCTTGCCAATTACCTGTAGTACTTGCTTTTGCATATTCCGTAGCACGATTTTCAAAGAAGTTAGTATGCTCAACTCCGTTAAGAATATAGTCTAGCCACGTTAGTGGATTTTTATCACTACCAAAAATTTTCTTTAGTCCTAGACCAAGTAGTCTTCGATCAGCAATATAGCGAATGTACTCTTTTACTTCTGTTGGCTCTAAACCTGGTACATCTGCGCCTTCAAAACAAAGATCAATAAATGCGTCCTCTAACTCAACAGATCGCTCTGCTGCACAGTAGATTTCATACTTAAGATCATCGTTCCATAACTCTGGATTTTCCTTAATAAATGTACGGAAAAGCTGAGACATTCCTTCTACGTGTAAGGTTTCATCTCGTATAGACCACGTAACAATCTGCCCCATACCCTTCATCAAGTTGTGTCGAGAGAAGTTCAATAAGATAGCAAAACTACTAAATAGTTGTACTCCCTCTGTAAATCCAGAATATATAGCCATAGTCTTGGCTATATTCATTTTAGTATCCATGCCAAAATTACTTAGATACTCATGTTTATCAAGCATTTCTTTGTGTTCAAAAAACTTTTGATACTCATCGTCGCCATACCCCATAGTCTCTAATAGCAAAGAATATGCTTCCTGATGTACTGCTTCCATTGCTGCAAAAGCGGATAACATCATTCTTACTTCGGGCTGTTTGAATGTTGGCAAATAGTGTTTTGCATAGCCACAGCAAACATCAACGTCCGCTTGAGTAAAGAAACGGAAGATATTAGAAAGCAATAATTTATTACCCTCACTTAGATTCTCCCGAAAATCTTTTAAGTCGTCAGCAAGATTGACTTCGTCTGGAAGCCAATGCATATGCTGTTGAGTTTTATAATGTTCAAAAGCCCACGGATAGTTAAATGGCTTATAATACTCTCTTTCTTCTAATAAATTACTCATGATACCCACTCCATTATATCCGCTTTAGTTTGTCCTCCAACCAAGCGACCCTGCTCCGTACCTTCACTAGTAATTAATACTAGCGTTGGTAGTCCGCGTATACCAAACTCTCCCGCTACATCAGGAAATTTGTCTATATCTACATTTTCTACTGGATAGGGTAGAGCCATTTCATCAAGAGTTTTTTGCAACATCTTACAAGGCTGACACCATTCCGCACTAAATTTTAATATTTTCATCTTACCCCTCACACGCTAGACAAGCGTTCTCATCGATACTATCGAATATATACTTACGCAGAGCTTCGTCTGAGACTGTTTCTGCACGTTTGATTGCCTCACTTCTCAAATAATATAAAGTTTTTACACCCTGTTTCCAAGCCATCATGTGTATAGCATGAAGTTCTTGTTTTGATACATTTGCAGGAAAGAATACGTTTAGAGACTGGCTCTGACATATTTCTTTTTGTCGATCTGCGGCGAACTCAATTACCCACTTTTGATCAATCTCTACTGCTGTTTTAAATACATCTTTTGTATAATCATCTAGAAACTCTAAGTGTTGAACCGATCCATTATTCGTGATAATGCTTTTCCACACTTCGTCGTTATCCATGTCGATGTCTCGCAAGCAGTCTTCCAAGTACTCGTTCTTAAGAAGGCTTGAACCGCTTTTTGTTTTTTGAGTGAATGCATTAGCTCTGTAAGGCTCAATACTAGGGCTTGTATTACCGCAAATAATGCTACTACTAGCATTAGGGGCAACAGCAAGAAGATGAGCATTACGAACGCCAAAACCCTGTCCATCAGGACATTCACCCCTTTCTTGCGCGAGTTGTTTTGTAGCACGAACTGCCTCCGATTTAATTCTGTTAAACATTCTATTGTTAGCACCTTTTGCAAGTACGCTTTCAAATGGAATGTGTTGTCTTTGAAGGTAGGCGTGGAAGCCCATTGCACCCAAACCTATACTTCTTTCTCTTTGTGCACTTAACTTTGCTCTATGTAGCTCATCAGGTGCGTTATCAATAAAGAATGAAAGAACATTGTCCAACATTCGTACTAGATCAGGGATAAACATATCGTTGTCTTTCCACTCATCAAACTCTTCCAGATTTACACTAGATAGACAACATACTGCTGTACGATCTTCTGTAGTTGGAAGCGTAATCTCTGAGCAAAGATTTGAATGATGTACTTTCAATCCTAATGCTCTTTGATAGTCTGGCATCGCCTCTTCTACTGTGTCGCCAAACATAATGTAAGGTTCTCCAGTTTCTACACGATTTTGGATAAGTTTTACCCAAAGTGTTTTAGCCGATACCGTTTTTGTTACTTTACCACTATGTGGATCGATTAAGTCCCAAGAGTCGTCAAACCCTTCTTCTCGTGTCGCACCTTCAATTAGCTCCATGAACGCGTCAGAAACAACAACGCCATGATGAAGATTAGTAGACTTTCTGTTAATATCACCGCCTGTAGGCTTACGAATGTCCAAAAACTCTTCAATCTCTGGGTGAGACATTTCCAAATATGCTGCATAACTACCTCGTCTTGTTACTCCTTGTGAAAACGCCAACATTTCAGCGTCCACTACTTTTAGAAAGGGTATTACCCCAGTGCTCTCACTCCCTGCACTAGTCCTAGAACCCACGGAACGGACATCGTTCCAACACCCACCGACACC